GGTGAATACCTTGTGTTCCTTGAGTTCCTGCTCCTGTAATTCCCTGAGTTCCTTGTGTCCCTGCTCCTGTAATTCCCTGTATTCCTTGTATACCTTGCGTTCCCTGTGTTCCTGCTCCAGTTATTCCCTGAATTCCCTGAGTTCCTGTAGTTCCCTGAGTTCCCTGTGTTCCTGTAGTTCCCTGTGTACCCTGTGAACCCGCAGGTCCGGGCGCTCCGTCGGCACCCTGAGTTCCAGCACCAGTCGTTCCTTGAGTTCCCTGACTACCCGGAGTACCCAAAATACCCCGTGTTCCTTGAATACCTTGTATTCCTTGAGTTCCCTGTGTTCCAGTAGTTCCCTGTGCTCCAGTTATTCCCTGAATTCCTTGAGTGCCCGTTATACCTTGTGTTCCTTGAGTTCCTGTTCCTGTAATTCCTTGAATACCTTGAGTTCCTTGAGTACCAGTATCACCTTTAATACCCTGAGTTCCTTGAGTACCAGTAATTCCTTGAATACCTTGAGTTCCTTGAGTACCAGTATCACCTTTAATACCTTGAGTTCCTTGTGTGGAGTTGTCTGCACCATCCGTCCCTTGGATTCCCTGAGTTCCCTGAGTTCCTGTAGTTCCGGTTGTTCCCTGAGTTCCTGTAGTTCCGGTTGTTCCTTGAATTCCTTGTATTCCTTGAATTCCTTGCGCACCCCTTATACCCTGAATTCCCTGAGTTCCTGTAGTTCCCTGAGTTCCCTGTGTTCCTGTAGTTCCCTGTGTGCCAGTAGTTCCTTGAATTCCCTGAGTACCAGTAGTTCCTTGAATACCTTGAGTTCCTTTATCACCAGTTCTACTAAAGGATAAAGTAATTCTTTCACCATTACTAAATGGTGGATTACCTGAGCCAACTAATGGGTCAACATCTATCTTGAAATAGCCTGAAGCCTCTGTAACTGAATCTACCTCCATCGATGCGTATGATGTATCACTACCATCAGCAGATTGTATGATTATAACACCTTCTACTGTACTAGATGAATCGTCCCATGTACGCATCCAAGCTTGTTGGTCATTACCGTCTTCGTCGGTGTCATCAATAAATATTTTAGTAACACTAGCAAATGTAGTGTGATTAAATCTAATGTCCCCAGCGCCGGGGTCGGCATCAGTGGTGGAAGTATCAAATGTCCATGCTGTTCCACCTCTATAACCTGTAGTTCCTGTAATTCCTTGTATTCCTTGAGTTCCTTGAGTACCAGTAGTACCTTGAGTTCCCTGTGTTCCTGTAGTTCCTGTAATTCCTTGTATTCCTTGAGTTCCTTGAGTACCAGTAGTGCCTTGAGTTCCCTGTGTTCCAGTAGTTCCTGTAATTCAGTGTATTCCTTGAGTTCCTTGAGTGCCTGTATCACCGGTATCACCCTTGATGCCCTGAATACCCTGAGTTCCTTGAGTACCAGTAGTACCTTGAGTTCCCTGTGTTCCAGTAGTTCCTGTAATCCCTTGTATTCCTTGAGTTCCTTGAGTACCAGTAGTACCTTGAGTTCCCTGTGTTCCAGTAGTTCCTGTAATTCCTTGTATTCCTTGAGTTCCTTGAGTACCAGTAGTACCTTGAGTTCCCTGCGTTCCCGTATCACCCTTTATGCCCTGAATACCCTGAGTTCCTTGAGTTCCTGTCGTTCCAGTTATACCTTGGATACCTTGAGTTCCTTGAGTACCAGTAGTGCCTTGAGTTCCCTGTGTTCCAGTAGTTCCTGTAATTCCTTGGATACCTTGAGTTCCTTGAGTACCAGTGGTTCCTTGAGTTCCTTGAGTACCAGTAGTTCCTTGAGTTCCTTGAGTACCAGTAGTTCCTTGAATACCTTGTATTCCTTGAGTTCCTTGAGTTCCCTTATCACCAGTTCTAGTAAATTCTAGGACACATTGCTCTGCCGAAGAAAATGGTGGGTCACCTGAACCTACTACTGGAGTAACATCTATCTTCCAGTAGCCTGTAGCTTCAGTAATTCCTGTTACCTGCATCGAAGCATATGAAGCATCCGAACCATCTGCCGACTGTATTATTATAGTACCTTCAATGGTACTAGTAGAATCATCCCAAGTTGCATACCACGCTTGCTGGTCAGTACCATCCGCGTCTACGTCATCTATATATAGTTTAGTTACAGAAGCAAAAGTTCCGTTGTTTAATCTAAAGTCGCCCGCGCCGGGGTCTGCGTCTGTTATAGTATTATCGAAGTTATATCTAGTTCCCCCTCTTATTCCGTCAGCTCCTTGAGCCCCTTGTGAACCACCAGTTACAGTACCCTCTGTTCCTTGTATACCTTGTATACCTTGCGTTCCTTGTAAACCTTGAATACCTTGTGTACCTTGAGTTCCCTGTGCTCCAGTCGCACCTGTAATTCCTTGAGTTCCTTGAGCGCCCGTTATACCTTGAATACCTTGAGCTCCCGTAATTCCTTGAATACCCTGAGCTCCTGTATCTCCTGTCGTTCCTTGAGTTCCCTGAGTGCCTTGAGCGCCCGTTATACCTTGAATTCCCTGAGTTCCCTGAGTTCCTGTATCTCCTGTCGTTCCTTGAGTTCCCTGAGTGCCTTGAGTTCCTGTCGTTCCAGTTATACCTTGGATACCTTGAGTTCCTTGAGCACCCGTTATACCTTGTATTCCTTGAGTTCCTTGAGTACCAGTATCACCTTTAATACCCTGAATTCCTTGAGCACCAGTAGTTCCCTGAATACCTTGTATTCCTTGAGTTCCTTGAGTACCAGTAGTTCCTTGAATACCTTGTATTCCTTGAGTTCCTTGAGTACCAGTATCACCTTTAATACCCTGAATTCCCTGAGTTCCCTGAGTTCCCTGTGCTCCAGTCGTTCCTTGAGTTCCTTGAGTACCAGTAGTTCCCTGTGCTCCAGTCGTTCCTTGAGTTCCTTGAGTACCAGTAGTTCCTTGTATTCCTTGAGTTCCTTGAGTACCAGTAGTTCCTTGTATTCCTTGAGTTCCCTGTGTACCCGTAGTTCCTTGCGTACCCTGAGTTCCTTTATCTCCAGTTCTACTAAATTCTAAAATACATTCTTCTGCATTAGCAAAAGGAGGATTAGCAGACCCAACAACAGGAGTAACTGTAATCTTATAATATCCTGTCGCAGCCGTTACAGCAGTTACTTGCATCGAAGCATATGAAGCATCAGAACCATCTGCTGATTGTATTATTATAGTACCTTCTACAGTACTACTAGAGTCGTCCCACGTATCATACCAGTCCTGCTGGTCTGTACCATCCGCATCGACATCATCTATATATAGTTGTGTAACAGAAGCAAACGTTCCGTGATTTAACCTGAATACTCCCGCGCCGGGGTCCGCATCGGTAGTCGTAGTCGAGAAGTCATATCTAGTGCCACCTCTTATACCCTCAGTTCCTTGAGTACCAGTAGTTCCTTGAATACCTTGTGTTCCTTGAGTTCCCTGTGTTCCAGTAGTTCCTTGAATTCCTTGAGTACCAGTAGTTCCTTGAGTTCCTTGAGTACCAGTAGTTCCTTGAATACCTTGTATTCCTTGAGTTCCTTGAGTACCATCAGTTCCCTGAGTTCCTGTTGTACCTTGAATACCTTGAGTTCCTTGAGCACCAGTAGTTCCTTGAATACCTTGGATACCTTGAGTTCCCTGTGTACCAGTAGTTCCTTGAGTTCCTTGAGCACCAGTAGTTCCTTGAGTTCCTTGAGCACCAGTAGTTCCCTGTGTACCTTGAGTACCATCTGTACCTTGAGCACCAGTTATACCTTGAGTTCCCTGAGTGCCCTTATCTCCAGTCTGGACAAAGGAAATTACGCAATCGTCGCCATTAGTAAAATTGTCGTTATGGTCTATATAATCTACTTGTACTTCTTCATAAACGTTAACTCCCGTGCCCCCAGCTACATTAGCACCTGTAATATCAAATATCACCCATACAGCAGAATCAGTAGCTTTACTTATCTTTATGTGCCCGCGCGTAGCACTATCACCATTATCTAAAGTATCGTTCCATGCACTTACATCATCACTATTTATATCATAGTCGGATATACCCACCTTTGTTATTAGAGTATAATCAGGGGGCCCAGAAACGGGCACTGCAACATTAAATCCAAAATTAGTTTGGCCCGGTGAACCAGCAGTAATATCAAAACTACTATAATTAAATTCTTGGCTATCGCCTCCGAATATTCCTCTCGTTCCTTGTACTCCTTGTGTGCCTTGAGTACCCTGTATACCTTGAGTACCCTGTATACCCTGTGTGCCTTGAGTACCAGTAGTTCCTTGAATACCTTGTATTCCTTGAGTACCCGTAGTTCCCTGCGTCCCAGTAGCTCCTTGAGTTCCTGTAGCACCTTGAGAGCCTGTAGTTCCTTGTGTACCTTGAGTTCCCTGAGCAGCTACCGCGCCCGCAGTACCTTGAACACCTTGTGTGCCATTCGTACCTTGTATACCTTGTGTACCTTGAGTACCTTGAGCCCCACCAACTCCAGTTAAAGCAATTCTTACATCAGGAGTGTTGGTATTTTTTAAAGTTAGTTTTTTATTAGTTGAATTCCAAGTAGCGTCATATAGATAGGAACGCCAAGCTACCGGAATTGCCTGTTTAGTTTTTGACCTTAACGCTTTAGTTCCCCTCATGATTTTGACCTTCTTACGACTAGTAAAGAAATAGAGTGGGAGTGATTAGGGCTCACTCCCTGAGCCCTTGCTAAAATAAACGTGTCTAAGCGTTGATAATAACTACGCCAGACATCGGGCTTGTGACCTTCAGTCCGTATCTCATCGACATGTAAGAACCAACAATTCCGAAACCGGGGTTTGCCTCTTCTACAGTCAATGGTCGCCTTTCAACGTACGACATAGGCTTTACGCTGCTGTCCCACATGAATATCCTATCAGGAGGGCACCATGCGTTGGTAGTGATGGTTAGACCATATATGCTACCTACGACAGCTGTTCCTATAGTATTCTTGAAAGGAGCAGTTTCCTCAACAACATACGGGAATCCGTAGCTGGCAGTTGTGCCAGAAATTGCTGTGGTAAAGTCTGCCAAGTTCAATAGAGTCTTGTAGTGCGCTGGGGATATCATTAGGGAGTCAGCATTAAAGCCGTGTCCGCCAATAAGTTCCATAGCTGTGGTTAAGTCTCCTAGGGAGAGCTCACCGTCGCCTGCTCCGCCAGCTGCGGTTACATAGTGACCTGTTTGAAGCGTGCCTGAAGCAGTTAGACCATACGAATAGTTACGTCCGACATTAATTTCGGAACCACTACCTAGGAAACCACCGTAAACATTATCGCTAAAGTCTACAATGTTAGCCTCAGTTGTGGCTGCTACGATGCTAGCTCCGTCAACACCCGTTCCGAACGTGGAGTCTAGGATACCGAGCAACGCATAAACAACGTGCTTAGTCATATGACGGTCTACCGCCCTGCGTGCTTCATTCAAAGCCATCTCGACTTCATTGAAACGTGAATCTTCAATCATACGACGTGTAACGCCCATAGCCAGTCCCCACTCGCCTACTGATACTCTCTCGGAGCGCAGATTAGTGTGCTGGTATTGTGGTGTGTTACCTTCGTTGATTTCTTCCATACCCATGGAAGGCTTTGCGAATGTGATATCAATATCACCGCCAGTCTCTGTGGTCATAGGTTCTGTAAACATTGCCATCGCAGCAAGGTCTGTGACCTTGTAGTCTTTGATTGCATCTTTATAGTCTATGAGTACACGTTCCCCTGTTCCACCAGTCGCTGCGTAAGCGCCAGTGTTAAGGGAAGTAAGAAGACCGGGTGCTAAATTCTGAGTTAGTGCTACCATAATAATCACCTACCCCTTAGTGGGTTATCACCTTAGTTAAACCCGCTGCGGAATTGTTCTCCAATGTAGTTGCTTGACAACTTGGTTTAGTTGTTGCGTTGGTTGCTGCAAGGAGACGACCATCTGTCGTTCCCATCATTAACCCTACACCAGCGTTTAGGTCTGCACAATTGACGTTCAATATAACGCCGTGCCCAGAAATAACACTTACGACATTTCCTGACGTAATGGTTGTGAGTGCATACCCGCAGACCGCAAATTGGTCTCCTGCACTATCCCCACTGTTAGCGTTTTTGACTTCGCCACTGGTATCGAATGTTAATGCGTTACCAGCAGTGACATCTTCTGCCGCTACAAATGGAAGGATACGTGCTGGTGCACCACCATCATTTATCAAAATTTCTGTTGCCATAATTAATTACCTCTTAATACATCTGGGTCGATTTTGATACGCCCAGTTTCTTTATCTAACTTGACTGCAAATTTTCTCTCGGATTCTGCTGGAACAGCTTCACCCTCGGGGGATTTACCCTTCCCGAAGGTACGTTCTATTTCCTCAGGTACCGGAAGTGCAGCAAGAGCTTCGCTGAAACCAGTCAGCCTTGATTCATCCCAAGCTGTGAGTTCATCGTTACGAGTTGCTTTCTTATCCTCTTCTAAGGTACCGAAAATCAGTTCCTTGGATAGAATCGCCTCTACAACTTCAACCTTTCGAGTTTCGGCTTCTTTAGCAGCTCTCTCTTCCTCAGCAAGTTTAAATTCCTCAATTATCTTGAGGGCCTCTTCGTACTGGGAATTGATTTCTGCCTTTGAAGATGTCATCTCTTCTAGTTGCGTTCGTAGGGACGCGAATTCGCGTTCCACGATATTCTCCGCTTCGGAGTTCTCTTTAACATTAGGAGTTTCTGTAGTCATGTTTATATCCTCTTGTTTTCCGTCTGAACATTCACACGCGCCATCTTTCCCACCACAACCGCAGTCATGATGTTCATCTTTTGCGTGTAAACCACATTTCGTTTCAATAGTACATTCCTCGCAGACGGGGTCCATTGATTTATTATCAATGAAACTGACCTCTGTTGGGCGAATGTTCGTTGCGAACGTATCACCCATCACGTCAACGTCATTGGAAAACCAATCAATGCTGACATGGGTTATGTCTCCATCCTTCACTTTATCTATCACTTCTTGTCCCCGTTCGTTTTTGTTATCAACCGTAGCTGACATCCTAATAGCGGACTTTCCATTCTCCATCTCAAACACCTCAGGATTAGCAGCCATGCCAATTAAATCGTCTGGCGTTCTCTGATGGTTGAAATATATAGGTAGCTCGTTAAAAGCTTCTATATTCTTCTTTAATATCTCAGGTTCTATATAAACCTTTTGCTGTATATCATCTTCTTCATACTCATGAGGGCCTGATGTTATAGCTATGACAGGGAAAGTAGCACTTTCAAAGTCATCCTCTTGTGTAAATGATATATTATTGTCTTCTCCTAGAGATAGGGCAAACGTGCGTCTTTTTTCATCTTCATCCAACGTTCTACCAAACGTTCTTTCTACGTTATGTCCATCAGCCCACATGATACACATGTTAGCAGCCATCTCTTTGTGGTCTTCAACACCACGTTCTTTTAGTGTAGAACCTACTGATGCTACACACTTTTCATAACTCATGCTCTTTTCCCCTTTATGTTTGCCGAAGGTTGATTCCCTCTATTCGGGGCTCGAGCACTTTCTTCTTTTTTGTCAGTGTTCTTACCACCAGAAATGTTAGCGTTCTTATCGCTGGGTCCCTCTGGGGGCGACCCTGCTTTCTTTACAGCAACATCTTTCAGCATATCTAATTCTACCACACCTTCAGGGTCGAGACCACGCTCTTCCCTAACTTCTCCGGGTGATAATACTCCTTCAGATAGATATATCATATCTGTCTTAGCTTTAGTAAATGCATCTTCCACATTAATCTGCCTGAACTTAAATTTAGCCTCTCCGTCTTCCAGCTGGGGCATTAATTGAGCATTCAGTGCAGCCTCAATCATAGTTTGTAAATATCTAACATAAGGTTCAAAAATAGGTCTAGCTTTATCGGGGTCAGTCCACATAGTCTTAGGGACTTTAAGAGCCATATGTATCTTATCTAATATATCATCTGTATATTTTCCATACTCAAAAGCTCTTTGTGTGCCTTGTAGTTCTTTTATAATAATATCGTTTCCGTGAATGATATCTTCACCGGGCGCTAAAGAGTTGAACGCGTCCACCACTTCGTTAATTTTGTCAGGACCATAAGGCATATCGGGAAGTCCACAAGATATATCAAAGCGAGAAGAAGCATACTTGTTGAGTGCAGCTCCAACATCTCTCTCTGCATAATCTTTGAGGTCAACCAAATAAAGAATGGGATGGATGTCAGAAAGGCCATAAGCGTAATCATCGAAGGGGTTGTTAAGTAAAGCACAAATCTCTTCCGGCTCGAAGTGGATATTTTCTTTTTCATCTCCTATATCCTGATAATAATATTTAATTTGTCCATGCTCATTTCTTTGTACAAACATGTTTTGGCTAGAACGAAGTACTAAGTTATCTCCGGTCCACTCCAAATATCCTGTTCCAAATATTCTAGCGTTACGCACCCAACCATATAGAAGGTTCTCAATGTTTATATCTCTAAACATTTCTTCTATACGTTCTCTTACGTCATCCTTATCTGTCACAATATCGAAATTGTCTTTGACCGCGTAGAAACAGGGAAGGTCTATCAAACTCCTAACAATGGGGTCAGATAGATATACATCCATGTATATCCTCGGTCTACCGAGATGCTCTTCGTATTGTTTTTTATGACTATATGTATAGTCATTAGAGAGCTTCAAACGTTTTATAACACCCGCTCCAAAACTGAGAGGCTCGTCTTCCTTAAAAGGCGGTGCACTACCCGTTGTAGCGAATATCCTTCGTACTCTATCAAGAAATGCCATGGCTACCACTTATATAGTATAATCGTAACAGTATATAAAGATTTCGTCATAATGAAAATCTACTCTTTCTTTTGAAATCATGTCCTTTTGTCCTAAATAAGGAGACTCCTGAATGTCTACCGATATTACTAGTGATGAGGTCACGAGCTGAAGTTTGTTGAGAAGCTCCTACGCTAGCTGAACCGGGAAGCATAGCTAATGTAGCATGTATTCCTAAAACAGAGCTATCACAATAGTCATCATGTTTACCATTAGGAGCGCTAATGCGTTCTGTTTTATTAGCAGCATCCATAACATATTGTAAGTCTACATGTTCCCTAAACCACTTGTTAATAATTTTCTGGCCGGGTATGTCTAGATTCGCTGGATTAGGTACTCTCACTCTCTCTTGCTGTATGAAGGATACATAGTCCCTGAATACTTGTGTTTTAGTTCCTCTGGGCCCTCCTGTAAAGATGAAAGGTATAAAATAAATCTGTGGCACACTGTTGATACACGCTATTCGGAGGTCTTGTTCAATAGCCCCGCCAATTCCCGTAGCATCAATAATAACCCTACCAACACCAAAACTACGAGCAATATCCATAATACGCTTACGCTGATATGGAATGTCGTGCCCGCCAGTTCTAGCGCTAATCTCTTCAATGTAAATAAGCCGTGCCACATCTGAATCATCAGCTTTTTCAGCGGCCCATACACTAATGACAGTAGAATTAACAGATTTGCCAATGTCAACAGCCACAGTACAGTGCTTTCCTCCGTCGAGAGGGGCTTCGGGGGTAGAGAGTTCATAGTCATGGAAACATGCCTTTATTTTTTCTGGATTGAATATATTGGAAATACTTTCCACAAACTCACATTCGTATTCCGTTCTCCAATACATAGAATCTTCACCCCATTCCATCATCTTTCCAAGCATGTCTTCTTCAGTATATGCCGCTTCATAACTATCTCCAACCACTACTGCGTCTCTCCATGAAAATACCATTCTCGTCCAAGTCTCCGAATAGGCGTCATCATATAAATAGCGCCACATGTGGTTGTCTTTTGACTTAGGTGTACCTAGATTTATGAAGGGGGCATTATTTGAAACTATCGCTGGTTCTACATTATCTACAAATAGACTATCGTCGATGAGAGGAGACTCATCAACTATACAGAATGTAGGGTGTTGGCCCCGTATAGCCTGCCCTTGGTTACTAGGCGCTAATGGAGCTCTACGCATTAATGTGCCCCCCTTCATGCGTATATGGGGCTTATTGTGAAATTTATAATTATCTACTAAGCTGTCTAAAAATCTGTTGTCCTTAAAGTGCCTATACACGTATCCGAAGATAAGCGCGGCTTGGTCCTCGCTAGGTGCGAGCACGAATACTAAATCCCTGAAACGCTTAAAGAACATATAGATAACTACTGCTACCGAGAGGGCGAAGGATTTCCCACAGCCTCGTGGAGCTAATATTGCTACCTTACGCTGCTTCATATCCTTGGGGTTAGTTAATGCTTTAACCACAATCTTTTCTTGAAGTGGTCTTAATTTAAGGGTTCTTTGTTTACCATCTATTAAATAAGATTCACAGAAAGCTTTTACAAGCAGTCCCATCTTCTTTTCGTCGTCTCTAACACTTTCAAATAATTGTTCTAGCGAACGAGTGTCATAGACGTTCTTACCCGTCAGGGCTGTCTTTAATTTCTTCCCCTCTTCCTTTATCGCTAGTTCCTTCATTTAAGTCCTCCAGAAATTTTACAAACCCTTCGGTCTTCTGTTCAACCATAGGGGGTATCTCTATATTCAGCGCTCGGAACTCCGTATGTATGTCACGAACGATTGAATTTCTTTGGCGCAAGAGCTCTGTTCGTAGGTTAACATCCCGAATATGTAGAGAAATTTCTTCCCAAAGAATGTCTTCAAGAGACAGATTGCGAGCCAACAGGCGTACAAGCTCTTTGTGACGTTCATATTCTGGTTCTCCTACGCGCAAGCGCAAACGCTCTTCATACTCGTGCTCGTTCAAAGCTGCTTAGCTGAGGCCATAGCCTCTTTAACTTCAGCCTTGACTACCGCAACGAATTTCTCATCGTTCTGGTCCCAAGCGGAGAGTATTACATTTCTGAGCATTGCGTCTTTGACGTGTTTTTGAGCTGCTTCATCCAGCTTCTTATATGCTTTAGTCTGGGCTGCTGTTAGATAATTATCAAGAATCGCGTTGAGTTCATCGTCGTGTTTCATGATATAAGGCATTATCAATGCTTTGACTGCTGGTTGAGTATATGCGATATAAGCAACGAGTGCTCCTATCACAGCTACTGCTAGCATAAGCTCAGGTGAGCCTAATAGCATATCCATCAATCCTTCTAACATTCCAGATTCGGCTTCTCCTAACTCACTGGTTAGGTTTGTTGTTTCATTTGTCGTTGTATTATTTGTCATAATATCACCTTTATTGTGGGGCTCCCGAGAACACTTGCGTATTGTATTTCTGTGGAGCTTCAGTCCTTATGGGACGCCCTGTATAAGTAGATACGTCCATGTATATAAAGCTTACTTCTTCTTCTTACGAAGTTTACCGTTCTTCCCACGAAACTCACCCTTTTTTCCTTTAGGAACCCGGCGCTTCTTGGGTTTTTTACGAGGTACTCCGTTCTTCTTAAGTTTGCCTCTATTATATGCCATACTACTTCTTCCCTTTCTTCTTAGTGGCCTTCTTCTTACCTTTAGGCTTCAATTGAGGATACTTTCTATATACTGCCGCTCTTATCCCTGCTGGGCGTGGTGCGTTATGAGCTAGCTTTAAAGCTGACTTCCCGCGCGCGAGCGTGTTAATAGGAAAGCTACCTGCTGGTGCTCCTCCAGAAGGGCCAGCAAAGGCTTTAACGCCCTTATACTTCCCTACATTAGAACCACCGGCTTTCTTCCTTGCCGCTGCCTGCTTCTTCTTAGCCTTGGTCTTTTTCTTAACTACCATCTCTAGTGCCAAGGATTATGAGCTTCTTTATTCTTGCTCTGTTGTTTATTACCAACATGATGTCCATGAGACTCTCTACTCTCTATTTCTGATTCAGTTATATCCCTAATTTGATGTAGGGCCTTTTCCTTAGAAAGCGGTTTCTTACTTAGTGCATGAGTCTTCCCGCCAGAGTGACTGTAGACCTTTTCGCCTTGACCACTCTTTCTCATAGTCAGAGTCTTGTCAATGTTGTATTTCTTGTTTTGATTTTCTGCCATACTTATTCCTCTTCATCCGTTTTGCAATCAATTATATTCTCCATGTGTTTTAGTCTTAATTCCATCTTTTGCACTTGGTCATACAATTCTCTTACTTCAATGTCATTCATTCTTTTCCTCTTCGTGTTCGTGTGTGTCTTTCCCGTTACGGAACGTACCCTTACGGGTCTGTTCTATCTGACTGTTCTGTTGAGCAGTCCATAATTCTAATACCTTATATATAATAACGAGGGCGGGTGAACCTATAATCAGAAGAACTGATTTATATGATTCTATATCTTGTACTACTTCAGGGTGGTTAAAGGCCATCGTTACTAAGAAGATAGATAAGCCTACCCAAGCCATCACAACTGGGGCTGCTACTATTACCATCATGAAGTTAGCAAAATTACCATCTGGTGAAATCGCATCGGGTTTATCATTATTCATGCTGGTGCCTCCACCCTTATCATGGGAATATCAAATTGCTGCTGGAATACATAATCCTCAGATTCCGCATCCCATACAAGCAATGCTACCCACATGGACCATGTACCATTTGTTTCGTTGAGTTCCTCGTAAGTGAAGTTCAACCAGTGGTTGTCCCAATCCATACCATTGACGGTCATGTATAAGTCAGTCCAGTTATAATCACCTGATTCTGCGTGCCATACGTCTACATAAAGTAGTACAGATGTATTAAAATCGTAACAATCTGTGTCTATGTCTGTTAGTACAGATATACCATCAGCTTCGGGGTCTACCCAGAAAACAGATGCATTATCCAACTCTTCGTTATACCACCCCGGATAAAAATGTACAGATGTATGATTACCGTGTTCTTCCTCATACTCATCTTCGTAATCGCATGAACCATCATCTTCAGTAGCCTTATCATCGTAATTGTTAGCTTCCATATCCATACAACCATAGATAGCTGCGGTTTCATTCGCAGTACCATTAGGGTTGTCAGTTATGACTACACAACGGCCATCATCGTGCGTAGCATTCACCTGATAGTTTTCAGCTTCAGGATTAGTGCATCCATATACAACTACCAGAAACGTGCAACTACCATCTTCAAAAGTTGCATCAGCATTGTAATTGGTCGCCTCAGGGTCCTTGCAGCCACCGATGGGTCCTGTATCTTCGCCATTGAAATAGTCCTGTATAATTGTTAAATTAGCTCCACCACTAAGTAATGCAAGCATTAGAATGGTTATTATAGCGCCAATGCGCTTACCAACAGAGGTTTCCCCCAGCTTGTCAGCAGCTTTGCCAACAACTTCAAAGAGACCCTCATCCTCGTCAGGAGAGTTCATGTTTACTTTTTAGCCTATCTCCATATATAAAGATTTCCCTAATCAAACTCCGGAAACTGTGTCTGGACATCAAGCTCTATTTGGCCTTTCAACTTAGGGTCAATGTCAGCATAGGTCTCTTTGCTCTTCTTATACTTAGGTTTCCATGCAGGAATAACCACATCGCACGGCCCACCGTTATGCTGCTTATTAAACGAACACCACTTACAGAGATTCTGGGGTATCTGCTCATAGCGGTCCTCATACTCTTCGCGTTCCCTTATAGCGTCGTGTACCATTTTAATTACATCACGAGCCTCATCAAGCACTTGTTGATTGACCTTCACGAAGAAGGTATCATCAAAGCGGAGATAGTTAACGCCCACAAATTTCGGCATTTCGCCCATCTCTAATGTGTACAAGAATGCATATATAATCAGCTGGCGATAATAATCCTCTGGGAGGTATGCACCATAGCGCTTACTGGTCTTGTAGTCCAGCAAAGTAGTGCCACCATCGAAGTCATTACACACTGCATCAACAATGCCTATTACTGCGTATTCCTTAGACTTGACCCACTTCTCAGCATACTTAGGAGCTACCGAGTTCCATGCCTGATACTTGTTCTTATATATCTTCCACTTCACCATCTCGGTTAATTTCTTGTTGACACTCTTAACAAAGTTTTGTAGTATGTCCTCTGTCTCAGTATACATTGCATCCATCTCGGCCTTAGTGTGTATTTCCCAGAGCCACTTATGGCAAGCTATCTTTTCTTCCCAACCTTTCTCGAACTCACCCTGTATCCACATACTTGGGGCTCCCTTCTCCCACGCCGTCATATTCTTAAATTGATATTTAAATAGTCGTTCTAGAATCTTGTGTACCAGACTTCCACGGAATAGATGTATAGTCTTCTTCTCAGGAATCTTAGCTATGTACTTGTAATAGAACTCGCGCGGGCACTTCATGTAGGTATTTATCTTTGATGGACTCAGTCTCATATGGCTTGGTTCCCATTTCATTTCTTTGGTCATTTTTAATATACTCCTGTTATATTTGTATTGTCATCATTCGCATCTTCGGTATCGAAGAAGAAAATTTGAAATAGTCTATCATTGTCAATAGCATCTCCAAAATATTGGGATGCGGCATGGATTAATCTAGCATCAAATATCATTAATCTATTATAAACATTCCCTATAGTATCTACTTTTTCAAATGGGGTCTCATCAAAGAAGTTCTCTTTAAACATAGTCCAACCTTCCATTTCTCTAACTGAGTTTACTTTAGTTTCTTTATGTCTATATAGAGAAGTACCACATTCAGGTGGAGCATCGGGTGTAAGATAAATCATCGCCGCCCATTGCTGAGTATCCGCGTGTATTACAAAAGGGTCTTCCGCCATACAGTGTTGAAATACTCCATTGGTTTGGTAGTCCCATCCACCAATCTCTGTACCTTCTTTCATTTTACTTCGGAGTAAGCTTTCAAATTCTTTCTTTACTCCTTTGAAGTGTTTATGTTCTAATGTTCTATGTCCCACGGCACCGTGCTCTCCTCGTGGAACAAAGTCACCACTCATTGCATAATCTCTAACTGCGTCTGGGTCATCATAAAAATTGTCTACCACAATAATTGACGGCATCCTTTTTGTGGGATGTACATCTTTTACCGATTCTTCTAATAGCTCTTCTATACTCATGTCTTCCAGTTTAGTCTTCATCTTCTGGGATTCCTTATATTCTTTTACTGTCATTCCTAAGTCCTTCATTTCTTTATAATCTTCTCGGGAAATATATACTGGTTCAGGCATTCCCGGTATCATCTTTCTTCCTCTTTTCCATTATCTTAGCTATAATAGCTGCTTTATCTGTAATAGGCTCTTTATTAGATTCTGGCTGGTGTCTTCCAGCTAAGTTATCTCTATTCCATTTTACATGTCCTTTATATTCTGCATTTAAATCGGGGTTATCTGCTAAGTCATCAAAGAGCGTTCTAGCTTCATCAAATTTCCCAACCCACCATGCTGAGACTGCTCTTTGAAAGGGTAGTCCATAATAGCCCGGATAACCACACGGGGTGCTCAATGGGTCAATTCTCTGACGTTCTACATAATCACTTAATATTTCTCCAGCACAAGCCCAACTATATGATGAATGCCATTCACCACACAGTTCATATGCTATACTAAGTAAGTGATAAGCTTCTGGTCTCTGAGGTAATAAGGCTATAGCTAACTGGGCTGTAGATTTCATGTGTGTCTCTCTACCTCCTTGCTTTCTAAAACATATAGCTTTGCGTAATAAACACTCATAAGCTAATAACTTGTTGTCAGTTAGCTCTGCACATTTAAGGTAAAATCCCATGGCAGACGCTGTTTGCCCCTTGAGTTCATACTCATATCCAATAGCGAAGCTATTTTCTGGTACATGTGGGGTTTCAATGTACCTTTCTAGACTTTGTTGTAATGACATATTTATATCACGAATCCTTGCGATTTTGCATAAGTTTCATAAGGGCTATCAGGTATGGGGTCTATACCATTCTCACACCGCATACACATATCATATGTAGTATTGGGTGGGGGAAGTATATCATCATACTCTTCTGTATATAGGTTTCCTAAAATCTCTTCTAAATTATAATCCATACAGCATAAAGATACTTCTCCATTAGGTAACAAAATATTATGGTAAAGGTCTTCTATACACCCGCATGTCTTTTCTGTATTATGGAGAATAGATTTGAATCTGTCCCATACTTCTCTAACTTCAGGTTTGAGAGCTGCTTCTCCTAGAAGATTTCCAGCTCTGTGCCACATTTCATATTTATTAACTGTCCTATCAGGAAAGATAGGTTCTACTTCCTCATGCACTGTCCCCATGGACATTGTCATGAAATTATTAATATTAGCAGCTTTAATCGCCCAGTATACTTGAATGAGCGTCTTATTTACAGGATGCTTAGCTAACCTCTCTAAGTCAGGTAAATGCAGGGTAAACCCCCCATTAGGGCCCCCTACAAAAGGAATGTCCTTTATTCTATCAACATCTTTAAGAGTCATCCCTACAGCTGTAGTAAACACTGATATAGGATGTCCTTGCTCATGAGCATAAAGCAGCATGTCTGTACACTTCTTATTTAACCATGGTTCAGTAAACCCTGAAAAGGTTATCCTAATCTCTTTAGGAAGTTTATCTATTACCATCTTGAAATCCTCGAGACTCATATATCTCTCCTTTTCTGTGGTAAACTTTTCTTCGTTCCATACTTTCTGGAGAACTCTTTGAGGACAGAAGACACAATCTACGATACATCCTACCTTAGGAATTGATGTAGTTATCTCTAAGGTAGGCCATTCGGTAATTTTCCAGTAGTCCTTCATTTCTTCCATTCCATAATCTCTTCAAAGAACTTTTCAGTAATAGTTGTTAGATAAGCTGAGTTATCTTGGAACCCAAAAGTTATAAGAAGATTTTTGTTATCAGGATGCATAGCCATTCCACAGGCGAACTCTATACGTCCGTCCATAAATTTAAATGGTTTAGATTTACCTACCACGTTCCATTTCTTATCCCACGCCAGAAACCTGTGGTAATAGTGAGCGTCTCTATCATCTTTTTCATTATGCCAGTAATCACATTCATGCGTGCAAGCAATTCTATAGTCACCGTAGGGTATCACTTGGGAACCCCCACGAGGGTCTAACTGTAAAGGTAGTTTAGTTTCTTCTTCTCCACGGAATACCACTTTGCTCGGGCAGCGGTATTTCTTTGGGTTGTTCTTCCATTTCTTATTAATGTCCACCTTTACTATTTCAATAGGGTTTGACCATTTTACATAGTGGAAGGGCATATCTAATATAGGCATCCAATTCTTTTCACAATATACATCGGGACCATCAGGAGCTTCTATAACATATCGACCCACTTCTTTGACCATCTTACCAGTTATTTTAATTTCCGATAATACCATGCGTCCAAGACCCTTGGGTGCATAACGACGTACACCAGTAATGTACATCTTACCTTCCCACTCTACAAGACGACCATCTTCTAATCCAACAAAATCCCATTCGGGTTCTTTAGGAAACTTACTTGTATCTATCTTGCGCGGGCGACCAACCTTACGGATTTTATCTAAGCTATAATCACATATATAGTTCTTTGTTCGTAAGTATGGGTCATTATCCGGTCTTACATAATTGAGGGGTCCCCATGGAGTCTGAAACTTCTGGTCTCCCTCACAATGATGTAAGTAGTAAGATACGTGTCTTATGTTTAACAGGTAATTCGGGCTATTAGGAATTTGCCAAATCGACGGGTTGCATAATCCCATCCCGCCTGTTTCTTTGCTATCTATCGTTAGAGGTACTACAGTTCCTCCATTCTCTAATATTTGTGGTATTAAAGACTCTTCCATTAACTCATCCATTTCTATCATTAGTAAGCTCCATTTCGCCTTCCATTACAAGTTTGGCGGTGTTCCATATACATTCATCGTGGGCTGCACCATCTGGACGAAAGACGGCACCTATTGGTCCGCCTGCCTTAAATTCATCACCACATACAAAGCATTTCTTTTTACTTAGCAGCATTCGCCCTCCTCAATGTCATCAAGCTCTATTGTGCAGCTTACTGTGCTGTCGTTAGTCAATGCGTATTGGAGCTCATTGAGAGTAGTCCGCAACGCGAAAATTTCTATGTCAAGCTTGGCAAGTAACTTGTGTATCTTGACCACTTTATCCATTTTTGCTTTTGTTTCTTTTGCGTTCATTAGTATCACCTTTTGGTTAGTTACCATAAGTACGTTGACCTATTTAAAGGTTGTGTTTCGCAGTGACATATAGAGCTTAATATAGCTCTTTAATAAAGACACTATTTAATATATAATAGATATATATAGCATTCAAAATTTAGCTCGATGTGTTTTGACTGGTAGGCCTGAGTAAATCAGGGCAGGGGGCCTTTCTGTTTAGACGGGGGAGGACAAGGAACTGAACTCGAAAAGGGAGCTGATGTATGTTTTTTTTTAAATAAATAAATAAATAAATGTTCACGACGATAGGCCTCATACATAAGCTTATATACTCACTCGCTATGGGTATAGTAGAGGTAATACAAATGTCACAACACATATATGAAGCACGTATAATGGACGCATGGTATAGCTACGATGGACCTATGTCCTTCGAGCAGTTCTATGCTACATACATACCAGCCTAAGCCCATACCCCCCCCTATAGGGAAGGCCCCCTTGAGGGCCGTCAGGCTATACCCCTACCCCTCCGGTACCCCCGGTACCCCCCCATGGTGGCAGGGGCTGCGTCACTTTTTAGGGGTGGGTGCCTTGTAGAAGGGGCGCCTATCAAAAAATTTCAAATAAAAAGCTGTAAACCTTGAGCGGGCGCTATATCAGGGTATATAAGCACCCCCCATAGTTATATACTAAAATGGCCCATACCTTTATATACTTTCCCGCCATGTTAATATTAGAGAGGTAAAAGAAATATGAAAGCAATAAAAGTAGACCAAGCCGTAATTGACTCCATCATGGTACCTTTGAAGGGTGGGGGGGTTCGAGACCCAACCGTATCCTACAAGGGACGCAACAAGTTTGCACAGATGGATTTAGTCCAGCTTGGCGATTAAGCAATTGTGTAAAATCCCCGCATAACTCTTGCGGGTTGCAATGCCCTATATAAAGGCCGTAAGGCTCAGGCCCTGCATGGGGGTGGCACCTCTCCACACCCCCCCTATACTAAATACCAATAGGGCTACCCTATATATAGCTACCTACATAGCTTTATATACCCACTATATATAACTACTCATAGCAGGGGCTGCCCCTAGGGGTATATAAGGGGCCTATCCCCAACACACCACTATAGCCTCGACGTTCTGCAACCATTGAGCGGGGGGTATGGGGGGGTATATAAGCACCCTCCAGCCTTATATATGTTTCTGAAGCAAAGCTTTATATACTTGGTTGCCATGTTAATAATAGGTAAAAAATATGACTGACTACGAAAACAGAGACGCCGATTTTCATTATGAAAACTCCGGCGCAAATATGGAAGAAATGCAACACTCCGAAAATTGCGATTGGATTTATTCTAATTGCACTTGCGGATTAATCGAGTCGCTTGGCGATTACGATATCCCCGATGATGGAGATTGGTAAAATGGGCGCTTGCTGGAATTGCGGCGCTACTCGCCGTTCAATGCGAATATTAAAGGGACAAGGTATGATTTGCAAACCTTGCAGAAATTATTTTGAAACACAAAATATGCTTAAAGGGAGGGGTCACTAAATGACCATAGACGAAAAAGCAAACGATATACGCCACATGTTCGAGGCGCGGTTAATAACCCGTAAAGAATATGGCGAGCTAATCCGTCAGCTAGAACGCACTATATAAAGGCGCAGGGGCTGCCCACCCCACGCGAGCTCTAGAGCCTACTATATAATGCTCCTCGGTCTTTATATGCTAAAACGACCCATACGCTTATATGCTTGCTCGCTATGTGTAATATAGGAGGAAACTAAAACTATGTCCAAATTCGGAAACTGCGTCGTATGCGACTCAGACTTTCACTACTCGGAAACAAGCGACCTAACCGTCGCCATGGATATGGCTGGCCTAAAAGTGCCGGACATATGCATGTTTTGTGAGCAGAAAATTCGCAACGCTTAAGCAATTCGCTTAAGCAACATTCGCCTATAACCCCGGCCGTAAGGCTATATAACTCTCAGGCGCTGCGCAGGGGCTGGGCAGGCGCCTATATAAATGAAATAGTTTAAACTGCTAGGGTTTTAGCTATAAATCCCCGCAACCGGGCGCGTGAGAAGGAGAAGGGTATATAAGCCCCCTCGGGCTTTATATGCACATCAGACCCCAACCTTTAAATACTCTCTCGTTAGAGTTGGGATAGAGGAAAATATGAGCTACGAAAATATAGAAGCCGACTTTCATTACGAAAATAGCGGCGCGAGCCACGAGGAAATGAGCCACGACGAGGATTGCGATTGGATTTATGATAATTGCACTTGCGGGCTAATTGAAGCAGAAAACTACGACATCCCCGACGACGGAGATTGGTAAATATGGATATAGACGCCGAAGCCCAAAACATACGCCGGCTTTTTGAGGGTGGTCTCATCACACGAAAAGAAGCGCGCAGGATGCTCGACCACCTCGACACGTTCGCGGTATGCGAAGCACTAAAAGAAGCCACTTATAAAGCGCCGCCTATCGTTAGTTAGGGTTATATAACCCGCAGGGGCTGGCAGGGGCTGCCCACCCCACGCGAGCGCTAGAGCCTCCTATATAAAGCTCCTCGGTCTTTATATGTGTATTTGACCCATACGCTTATATGCTCTCTCGCTATGTGTAATATAGAGAGAAATATGAGCCCATGTCTAATAGATAGCAGCGCGGCCGTGGCCCGCTTCGCCACGTTCACCGCAATTACAGCGTTCACCTTCGGGGTGATGGTATGAGCCGCTTTTGCGACGAGTGCGGCCGGCGCCGTAATGTTTCGCACCACGAGGGGCTATTAGTATGTCGCCCGTGTAAAGAACATTACCAATATATAACAGCGAGAGTGTGGTAAAATGAAATTAAGCGCTTACAACCAAAAACTTTTCGATAATATTGTCGAAGGTAATTATGAGAACGTAGCCTTTAGGCTAATGCCTCAAATTGAGAGCATGCTTAAATATGGAAAATCGCCAACGCAGCGCAGGTATATGGACGAGGAAATTCGCCAGCTCGCTGAAATTATAAAAACAGCGAACGCAGAAAATAAAAGACTGCGCGACGCGCGACACGCCGAGCAAGCAGAAAAATACGGCCTTTAGGGTTATATATACGGCCTTTAGAGTTATATAACCGCAGGGGCTGCGCAGGGGCTGCCGTAGATTTTTAGCTGGGGAAGGCACGCGGGCGCTATATGAGGGTATATAAACCTCCTCGGCCTTTATATGCATAATAGACCCATACCTTTATATGCTCTCTCGCTGTGTGTAATATAGAGAGAAAACATGAGCGACCACATTTATGAAACCCGCCAGCTTGCCCTATGGCACGAATATGAAGCCCTAAAAGGCCGCGTCAGTTTTGACGCATTTATGGAGCGCCACCCGCGCACTAACGCCTACGTCGTAAAACTGCTGAAAAAATTCGGCACCGTTAGCGACGAGCTGATTTTCGTTGACCGCAGCGAGTCCGCAAAAAGATTTGCTGAAATGGATTTAATACAGGCGGGCGATTAAATGTTAACCCGCAAACACTTTAAGGCACTCGCCGAAATTCTGCGAGAACACAAAGCCGACGGCGTTTTAGTTCGAGATATAGCAGACTTCTGTTATAACTCAAATTCAAATTTTGACCGTGGCCGATTTTATCACGCTTGCGAGTTGGAATTATGAAACACATCTTATTCCTTAATGACCGGTGCCATTTTTGCGACATGCAAGGCCGTTATGAAGTCGGGCGCATTTTTGTTTGCAAGGCCCACCTTTAGGCCGGCGGGCCCTGCGCAGGGGCTGCGAGGCATAGCTTTAAATAGAGCGTTGCTATTGGTATACTATGAGCCCAAACGAATGCAACAAGACACGCGATATCGAAAATCCATATGAGATTTGGGTTGGCCCGGCCAACTTCGAGTGGCGCGTGTTAAAGAAATATCAGAACGCTGAGAATGAAGCCAAAAACGAATATGCCCGTTGGTTTTGTGCGGTTAAAAGTGATATGACCTACGGAGAATATGAGTATGGCGACACTTATGTTAGTGATATAAAGGAGTATGGGACAAAGCTTAAATAGGCACCCATCATTAGGGTTATGGAGCGGGTAAGCGCAGCAATAACGAGCCGTCAAATAAAATAATATTTGATAGGGCAAGGCGCCAAACTCAATTCGGCGGCTCAAGCGAAGCACCCCGCTCCACAACACAGCCCTCCATCCATAAGACAAAGTAAACTAGTCTCGAGCTCTGGCGAAACGTTTTGTTTGGAAAATAAGGGGAGTCTCGGCCCTCCCCACACCGCAATGACGGCGCTACACCACTAATTAACAGATGGCTAACTACGCCAGAGCGAACCGCAGGGGCTGGGCGCAGCGGATGCAAACCTTTAAATAGCGGGCTGCTATTGTCTATCTATGAGCCAAAACATAGATGAGATGCTCGCGGCGTGGGAAGCGTCGTGCAGCAAGCCAGCCAGCACACCCCTACCGGAGCGCTTCTTTGATGTGAGAAAGCGAGCCACTCCGAAAAAAATACACTCAATAGGCGGCCTCACACCCGAAGGTGAAGCGATGCGCGCACGCGACCTCGGCCTCGACGAAAAAAAGGCTGACCCGCCCAGTCTCGCCCACCTCGACCTTCACGCGTGGGTGCCTGACGGCGAACCCGGTTCTTATAAAGGTTCGCGTGAAGCTTATATGCCTCTCGACTAAGCGCAGGGGCTGCGCAAAAAATAGGGCCACCCATAACTTTAAATAGATAGTTGCTATTGGTATATTAGAGGTTGAGCCAAAGTAATTTAGCAACGGGAAACACAAGCCAACATAAACCCTTTTCGTAGAGATTTAAATGTGAATGCAGCGAAGGCAAAGCTGGAGTCATGACAGAGAAATGTCGCAGAGAATATTACGGTGTTATAAATATTCAACGTGAGAAAGGAATACTTCAAAACACAGCGAAAAAGTGAAAGGCGCGAAGCGTCGGAAGGTTTCAGCTCAAAAGGTTGAGATTGTAAAACTAAAGGTAAATGGTTTGTGTTTCGACTCTATTTTTTTCAGCAGGGGCTGCTGGGCCTTTTTGCATTATAATGTTGCCCCCATTGAAATCCATCGGCGAGGGGGCGGGCGCACTGGCGGCCAACGCGGTTACGTAATCGCGGGAGGCCTTTAGTGAGAAATGGAGCGAGGTCTTTATATACCCCGCCCCGGCTCGTAGCCGTGGAGCGCACTTAAGGGCGGCGCTCCTTATATAACCCTTCTTAGCAGTTTATCGCTCTAGGCGTCGAGTTTAGACAGCGCAGCGGACAAGTCCGCCAGCGAAATCTTACCCGACTGAACCGCAGCGACAATACTCTCCGGCGTGGCCGAAACCTTCGCCGTAGCGGTGCGCCTTGCGGCCTGAAGTGCGGCGACGCGGGTGCGAATTGACGACACGAAGTCGCCGAAATCCTCAACCGTGAACGCTTCATCCAGCGCGATAAGGGCGTCGAGTTTTACCCCGGCGGGGAGCCGTCCACCCTTCGGCGCAGCGTAGCCAAGCGAAGCCATAAGGCTTTTGACTATACCACTGTCCCGAGGGGCGGCTAGGTAATCCATCGCGGTGCCCTTCTGCTTTTTAGTTGTTGCAGGCATATTTTCCTCCTTTCATTACTACCGTTTCCGGTAAATATACAAAGGCACCAAAGTATATAAGTCTATGGGTCATATTAGCATATAAACCCCCTCGAGGTATATATACCCCCTTATAGCTCTCGCGTGCCCTCGGCAGCTATTCCGGCGCAGCCCCTGCCCGCAGCACCTGCGCATATAGACCTTAAGCATATAAGCTCTATAAAGCGCTGTAGCAATACATATATAAACTAACGTCAAACCGCTATAGGGAGAAACCGTGCTCTATAGAGCCAACTATATAAGTGAGAATGCGTAGAGTTAGGTGAGAAGGCTAAACATATAACCGTATAAGCACCATTGGGCATGCACAATAGGGCCTAAGTCGGTATATGGCTGTGAGAACAAGCCGTATAGAGCTTAACAAACTTAAACCAGTTTTAGTTCTATAACTGAACTGGTTTGGTTTATATGTGCGCAGAAAAGAAGCACCCTAATCGTAGTAGTGTGCTATATTATAATAGGCTCTATTAGTCTATGCTCTATTAAGATAATACTATATGCTCTATTAAGCACACTAATGGGATATATATAGCAAAGAGATATATTACATAATAGAGCAATATCTTAATATAGTATAATATAGGGAAGGGTGGTATATTAATGTTCCCCCGATTTTCTGCGTATGATACGCGGGATTGGAGGGTAGAAACGGCCAAGCACGCGGTTATATTCTTAAGCCCCCAAAACCGCCCCAACACTTAAATACTTTGAACCCTTTGGTTTAACAGGATAAAATGAGCCACGCCGAACCAACATTGAAAGATATAGCGAAAATACTCGCTATGCTTGAGCCTGAACAGATAGCTGGGATAATGTCTAAGATACCCAAGCGGAATAGAGCCTATGTGCCTAGAGTATATCATATAGACTATTCTGCAAGGATAAGACGCTTCGCTATAAACGACCTATACTTCAGTAGTGCGACATACCCGCATAACCACGACTCTTTTGAGGAGTATGCGGCGCACGACGAAGCGATAAGACAGCAAGTCCTAAGTGGGATAGACCTATGAGCCGTTTCGATATATATGTAAGAGAGGGCGTCTATATAGATGAGCTGTCCGGTGTATTAGTATGCGAAGCGTGCGACTGTGCGATAGAGCATGGTAGGTGTATATGCCACCGCCCGATGCGCGACTTTGCGCCGGAGGGGGTTAGTATATATGACTGATATTACTGTTGATGATATAAAGCTCGTATTGAGAGGTAAGGAAAACTTCCCGCTCGTATATGTGAACGGCTATGATGATAAAGATTATATCTTTATGCGTAAGCTTGCTACTGATATATATAAAGACACACCCGACAGTATGTATGATACGAGTATGGCTCTCAAAAAGATATTTACCACCATAAGATATATGGAGGACTATGACTACGAGAAGCTTGTTGAAAAGATAAGGAGTTATTGTTAGATATGAACTGCAAACTATACTGTGGTAGGGATGCGCTCATACCTATACGGTTCGCGAATATGTGTTTAGAGTGTTATCTGGAGCATAACGAGGCTATCGCTATGATGCACCGGAGAGATGAGATATGAGCTGGATATTAGGCTATTGTAGGGAGTGTGGCGCTGAAACATATGAAACGTTCAATAGACACGCATATGCAATAGACGGAGATATAAGAGCAAGCGAACAAACTATGCCTGAGTGTAAGGAGTGTAAATGATGTGGTGGCTGAGATTTAAGAGTATGAAGGATGCTGAGAAAGCAGTAGGGGGTTTATCTGCTCCAAGTAAGATGCCCTCCTATGCTTGGAGTATATCTGCTAAGCGCTGCAATATAGGTAGCAAGCTCGCAAAGATAGAAGGGAGTGTATGTAATAAATGTTATGCGCTTAAGGGGAGATATATGTTTCCTATGGTTCAGAACGCACTTGAGAAGAGATATAAAAGTTGGGCTGAGAATAGAGATAAATGGACTAATGCTATGATATACATAATGCACAATAAGAAGCATATAAAAGATACCGGCTACTTTCGTTGGTTCGATAGCGGGGACATACAGGGGGATGCGATGCTTAGTGATATAAACACTATTGCATGGTCATCTCCCCACATCCGCTTTTGGCTGCCGACAAAAGAGTATAAACTTGTGAAGGAGTATAGGCAGAATAACGAGATAGCGCCCAATTTAACTATACGAGTGAGCAATCCTAATGTTAATAGCAATACGCTTAAGGGTCATGTCCATATATCGAGTGTATACTCTAAAGATATGCTTGATGAGAGCGATGGCTACATATGCCCGTCCTCCACGCAAGGTAATAAGTGCGGAGAGTGTCGCGCTTGCTGGAACGATAAAGTCCCCGAGGTGAGTTATATTGCACACTAGAGATAGGATTGGTTGGGAGATGCTCCTAAGATTGTTATTGGAGGATATAGAAGCGATGGAGGCGGAGAATAGTGAGTGCAACCACGAAAATGGTTATCTTCTGGATGAGATAGATAAGAACTTTGAAGGTAAGGCCACAAATGGATGGGGCGTAGAGATAGACTTTGATACGATAAATATGCTTGAGAAATATAACGAGATAATGGATATGGAAAGAAGGTTAGATAAAGAACGAAGGAAAGCGGAGAATATAGATGAGTAGTGATGAAGGAGAACCGGATTGCACCCGTAAAGGTATGGGGTGGGTTGATTTTATAGTGAAGCCTACACGGAGAAAGAAGATACGCCGGAGAAAGAGAGAAGGATGAAAGTTACGATTGATATAACTGAGAAACATATGGATGCTATAGAAGATATATTCTTCTGTGAGAATACGCCTCGGCAATATAGAAAGATGCGACCTCTTCTGCTTGAAGTATGGGAGAGCCTTTGTAGGAGTATAGATGAGCACGGCTGAGAAGATACCATACGACGATGCTATGGAAGTAGCCAAGCAATATTTTTATGACTTGGGGATGATGGATAGGACTAAGAAAATAGCTATCGTTGGGTCGCTGAGAAGGAAGGCTGAGATGATAGGAGATATAGACTATCAGATAGCCGGTAGCCCAAGCCAAGTGAGAAACTTTTTTAGGTCAAAAGGATGGCACGCAGAAAGCCACGGCTTCCAAAGGTCTATCTTTATATGCGGCAACCCCGATTGGCCTAAGATAAATGTATTCTATTCAGATAGAGATGCGTGGGGCGCGGCTCTTATGCATAATACGGGGCCACGCAAGTATAACATACGCAAGCGTTATCTCATTAAGAAGAAAGGATGGTTATTAAATCAATATGGTTTATATCAGCCGGGTAGCGATGAAGGCTATTCCTACGAACCGGCCTCGGATAGCGATGACCAATGGGCAATAGTAGCAAGTGGAGAAGAGAAAGAGATATATGAAGCGCTGGGATGGACATACTGCAAGCCCGAGGATAGAAAATGAAGCGCGGCGAAGAGATGCGAGCTAGAGGAGTCCGCGCCGCGCGGGAATGGAAAGACTGGCGGGCGATACTTGCTGCGAAGCCACGCACCTATGATGAGGTATTCCAAGCATATAAGAAAAAGTGGAAAAGGATGAGGAAGAGCGGTGAGTGGGGTATCGGTATGCGACCTCCCTCCGACTATGCAGAACACGGCTCTGTCCCTATCTTTGAGACTTCAAAGGATAAGGAGATAGCATACGTCCAAATGCTTAAATACCTAGACGCCTCTGACTATACAGCGCCCCTGACGGCGAAATTGAGCAAAGATATGAGCAAAGACGACGACGAGTATAAACTCGACGATGGCGACGATATAGAAGTCGCAAGTGAAGAAGTAGAGGGCTTAGGCGCTCTCTTCGGAGAAGAGGAAGATGCCCCCGATGAAGAGGTAGAAGAGGACATAGTGCCTGAGATAGACGATAGTGTGATTGGAAAGATAAAGGCCAGCGTTGCTGTGCCGGAAGAGTTCAAGTTCGCTGATAATATGACCTTCTATACTATGTTGCGAAACATATACAGAGGTAAGAATATACTCGTGACCGGGCCATCCGGCTGCGGTAAGTCGTCTTTGGGTAAAATCCTTGCAGAGATAACAGGTAAGCCCTTTTACTCCTTTAATTTTGGAGATACTATGAACCCTGCGGCTAAGATATTAGGCGATACTAAGTTTAACAAGGAAGATGGGACATACTTCAAGCCATCTCGCTTCGTTGGAGCCATTACGGATAACAGCGGGGCGTTCATTATGCTTGACGAGATAACGAGGGATAGGACAGGCGACTTAGCCAACATCCTTATGCCTGTATTAGATGGGCAGAAGTATCTCGCTCTCGATGAGAGTGATGATGCGGGCCTCGTGGACTTAGATAAGGGAGCCTTATTCTATGCTACTGCGAACATAGGTAGGGAATACCTCGGATGTGCTCACGATTTAGATAGAGCGTGGAAGGATAGGTTTTGCGGTGGACTATATGAATTAGAATACCTGCCCCAAAAGAAGGAGCAGGAACTTATAGAAAACCGTGTCCCACAGATAGGCGAAGATAACGCGAGGCGTATAACTGAGTTTGCGAAGAAGATACGCGGACTCTATAAGGCTGAGGAGTTGAATGTAGCAGTATCAACCCGTATGTGCTTAACTGCGGCGGAGTTATTAGTGGACGGTATGTCCCTGCTTGATGCGCTTAAGCATACAGTATTGCCCTTCTATCCTGTTCAGGGTGGAGATGATACTGAGAGAGTGCGAGTGATACAGACAATTCAATCTATGGGTGATTAAATGGCTAGACCAAAGATAAGAAAGCACCTATATTGGCATCCGTTAGCCCAAATACTCTTAGAACAAGGGCTTATGCCTAAATACTGCGCGCAAGCGATAAAGACTGTATATCCCGAAGCGGATATAACGGGTAGGCATATAGGAGCATACAAGCGCAGACTGATAACTGATGGACAACTTGAGAAAAATATGCCCAAACTCATATCTCCTAATGAAGCAGCACAACTGATTGCTGGAATGGTAGGGGAAGATGATAAGTTTATATATCAATGTGCGATAGGGTCAGCAAAGAGAACCCTGAAGTGCTTTGAGTATAAAATGACCGGAGCATTGATAGAACATACTGAGGAATTAGAAGGATGGCTCACGAAGATACAAGCATAGACACTTGGACAGGGGAATACGACGAAGAGTATTGCTATAACTGCCAGCGTTTTGTAAAGACGCAGGAGGACGGATGTTGCCCCGAGTGTAATGAAAAACTCGACTTCGGGACGGATGAGTGGGGCAGCGCCACTACCGCTAAGACATACGCCTCATCCGCGCCAGCCGTATCTTCCACCGGAGATGTATGGGGTAGGACAGGAAGCGCATATACTTGGGGCCAACGAACTACTTGGAACCAATATGGTGGTTCGTCTATGTCGGGTATGTGGGGTTCCTACGGAGGATATTGGGCCGGACAAGATAACAATGCTGCTCGTATGCTTAAGCATAAGCGCCATCTCGATAGTCTATGCAAAGTAGTAGACCCTACTATAACGCACGACTTAACCTTTGCTAATACTTCAACCGCCTATACCAATATGCATACAGGACAGATAGTTATAGATGGGAGCCTTATCAAAAGTAATGATGATAAGTTAGATACGGTAGCAGGATTGGCTATACACGAAAAACTACACCTCGTTCATACCCCTCCTCTAATTAGATGGGAAAAGAATTACATAAGTGTGAATGGCCTCGACAAGTGGGAGGAGCAACTACTCCACTCTATCGGTAATTGCGTTGAGGATGAATATATAGAGAAGCAGTTAGCAAAAGATTGTGCTGGCTTCGTGCAGTATATCTCTAATACTAAGAAATACTACTTCGACGAGAAGTTGAAGGGTATACTTGAGAAGTCTGAAGATAACCCATACATAGATTTAATGAATACTATGCTGGCGTTTATTAGATACCCTGAGAAGATTGATAAGGATAGGAAAAAGCGCCACGCTAAGCATATCCAATTCTTTGCGAGAGCATTAGCGAAAGCGTTAGATGATAGAAAGAGTGTTATCAAAGCAATAGAAACTCTGTATGTCTATATGAACAAGGTAGCCAAACTTATGGCTAAAGATATGCCTGACCACCAGAAAGAAAGGATAAAGAAAAGGGTGGATGAACTTAGAAGTAGGTTCGAGGACGACGAGATGAGTAAAGAGGATTGGGATATGATAGAGAAGAGGGTTAAAGAAGATATAGAGTCCGAGGGTATGTCCAAAGGGAAGTTTGATAAACTCCTACCTGATGATAGTGATAAGCGGCGCTGGGAAAATACTTGCGGAGCATCTTCATATGACCCTAGCCTAGCAGATAAAAGCGACCGCGAACTAAGCGATAGACTAATCAAAGAAATAGAGAAGTTAGAAGATACCGACTATCACGAAACTGCGCTTGGGAAGAGCGAGTGTATATCACCCAAAGACACAAAGATAACTTGGCAAAATGCTAAGCCTACTGATAACGAGATTGAAATATATAAGTATGATAGTAAAGAGATGAAGTCGCAGACTAATAAACTAAAGAAGAAAATACAACTATATGGAAACAGGGATGTGCTGACTATACGCAACCAAAAGCGCGGAAGGATGGATAAGCGCCTCCTTCACCGTATACCTATGGATAGGCTAGACATATTCAAGAACTCGATAGTCAAAGAAGATAAACCTCTCGATGTATGCTTGCTTGTTGATGAGAGTGGTAGTATGGGTGGCGACAGAATAAGGAACGCAAGAAAAGCTTGTATCTCTATCATGGAAGCACTCAAAGATAACGATATGCTTAACCTATGGGTAATGGGACATACTGCGGACGGGTGGATATGGCATTCCGACCCTAGAACTACTAATATGACTATATATCACAGTCCTAGAATGAAAGATAGGCCTTTCGCCTGCGGGGCTATGACTGCTCGGTGCGAGAATAGGGATGGTAATGCTATACTTGCAGCCGCGCAGAAAGTAAGAGATGAAACTGACGCACCTATGTCTAACAAACTAATGATTACCTTTTCAGATGGGGCACCAGCAGCGATAGGCTATGGTGGTAGCAAAGGTATAGAACACGTTCGTAAGTGTGTTAATGGCCTTGAGTCAAAAGGATGGAGCATTATACAGGTAGGCTTCGGTGGCGCTCACTATCAGGAGCATATGTTCAACAACCATATATATGTTAATGATATTAATAATATGGCAGACAAGGTATCAAAGATTATAAGGAAAGTGATAAAGGTATGACCTTTGAAACAACGGATAGGGTGCAGACAGAAACCGAAGGTGATAATTATGTATATGAGTTATATAGGTTCAAATGGACTTCTGATAAATTGAAGAAAGAGAAAGTGGATGCATATGCCTTCGGAGATACGGAATACCTTAATAATAAATCAGGCTATCCTGCTCAGGTTCCTGCTTCTATAGAGTATAGTCTGGAGTTTGATAGAGAGATACTGAAATATGGTATAACTACAAACCCTCAAAGGAGATATGCGAGTCAGCGACTACCGAACTTTGGAGGGAGTGTAATAAAAAACCACATACATATGAATGTTATAAACTCAAACATAACTCGCGGAGAAGCCTATTACTTAGAAGGACTATATGCTATGCAATACGCTAAGAAATATGGAAGTTTCCCGACGGCTATGCCTGACCGGACAGAAGCAGATATTAAATGGAGTGAAGAAGGATGAAGAAGGACAAGCAGCAACGTATAGATGCGCTAAAGCCAAAGGTATGCCCATATGGGTGTAAGCGACATATGTGTGAAGATGGGAAATGGAGAGAACTATGAGAAAAAGAATAGTATATGTAAGTGATGAAGACTTAGAGATAGTATCAGATATGCTACTGAGAAGTTATTGGTCTGATACACCGGAGGATATGATTACTAAAGGTTTGCTGACGCAGATTAGTAATATGTCTAGGGCAGATGTATATCACGTCCCTGAGAAAGATAGAGATAGAATAAGGAGAGAAGATGAAGAACGACAAGCGGCAAATGGGTGAAGCAGAATGGTATATGCTACTAGCGGCGTTTGGAGCCATATGGCTTCTAATGTTTTTGAGGTATTGGAATGGATGAAAAACTAAGTAAGCCACGGATGGTGCTCATAAGAGCTTTACTCCGTGAGAAATATGGAGAGCGGAGTCATACGGCTCTAGAAATGAACACCGTTATAGCCGAGAACGCTATGCATAGGTTCAAGGCAAACGGGGCAGAAAGAAGCACTAAGGTTATGCAGGAGGCTATGAGCATAGCGCATAAGAAACTTAAGGGTGCTATATCTGAGGAAAAGAAACGTGAGAAGAGATATGGAACACACATAATAACGAGCCCGAACGATTAAGATACAGGTGAAAGGATAGGAGTAGCATTATTTTATGTTGGCTCATATTTACCTCCCGCTATTTCTATCCCACTAAATGTATGCGACGAAGGCTTTGGCTATATGGCTGTTGCCGCTACGCTTCTTGTGTATTGTCTTAAAGACAAACGCTCGCAAGACTATATCAGTATTAACGGGGCTAATGTCCTAACGAAGAAGATATAGGTAGTTTTGGATAGTCTTACCATCCCTTCGCCGCAACCTTTATATATGAAAAGAAATGATATAGGATATGAGAAATATGAAATTATATAGACCGATATATATGCCGAGCTGGTGGGATACCAAGCTCGGTGAGAAGATAGCTGGGAGAATGCTCTATACCCACAAGGAACTGAGAAATGCGAAGACGCATCTTGCATATATAGTGTGGTGGATGGAACGCCCACGCTGTAAAGATGATACCCCTGATATGAGATACAGGGTAAACAAGGAGAAATATGGCACTAAGAAAATTACTAGTAGGACTAGATAAGCGCTTTGGGCGTAGTGAAAAGAAACTTATACTTCGACCACGGAGATACGGAAAGAAAGGAAATGAGTGAAACGATAGATAGGCCGAAGTTTAGAGAGCTGAGATACGGAGAAACCAAAGTCATACCACGAGAGTATGATATGGTTCAATTAAAGATGGATGGGATATGGGGCTGCATGACTATATCTGACGGAAAATGGACTATACATTCCAGAACAGGTAAATTAAAGACTGAAGGAGAGATAGAGGATAAGAAGCTCAACACTGTCCTGCTCGGTGAGTTTATGTTTGGCTCACATTGGGGTCATAAGATGAACAAAGACCGCAACTTCTATATCTTTGATTGTGTTCAGGTAAATGGAAAGAAGATAGATATACTATCCCTAGCAAGCAGGCTGCAACACGCAGGGGAAATGTATGACCGCCTGAGAGAAGATATAGAGGGGCTACGCATACTTGAGGTGTTTCCCTCTTTTCATTGGCACTCTTTATGGGATGAATATATCCTAGAGTACGGATATGAAGGACTTGTCTTTAAAGATAGCACTAGCATTTACGGAGAAAAGAATGCGTGGGCTAGGATGAAGGCTATTATAGAAATAGACTATATATGTGTCGGCTTTAGAGATGCCGACGAAGGCACCAAGTATGAAGGTATGGTCGGTAGTGTCCTAGGAACGCTGAGTGATAAAGATGTTTATGTAACTTGCGGAGGACTAACTGAAGTGCAGAGAAAGATGTTTACTAGGGCGCCAGAGAGATATATCGGGCGCGTATTCACAGCTAAGGGTAATAATTGGTATCCCTCTGGGGCCATAAGACATCCTATGTTTCAGGGATGGCGTGAAGACAAAGAACCAGAGGAGTGTGTATATGCTCAAGTGCCGGAGGGTATTAGATGCTTGGCGTAGCGGCGCATTGTGTAAATTGTGGTAAAGAAATATCACAAGCAGAAGCACGATTATACTTTAACAACTGCTCACTATGCGGCAGCTTGGGGATACTAGACCTATTGTTCTAAGCTCTATATAGCAAGCTTTATATAGCACCTATAGATAGATATATTTAGTCTATTATGGCTTAATGAGGCTGTCAATGACTAAGAGAAAGAGAAAGGGAGATACAGGAAAGAACTTTGAAAGTGAAATTAGGAGAAGCTTAAAATCATCCAGACATATATGGTGGTTCAGGATACAAGATACAAATGACATTAGTAGATTCGTTAAAATTGCTGTTGCAGAGAAACAACCAGCCGACTTCTTTAGCGTATACAAGGGAAGACCCATTATGGTCGAGGCTAAAACTTCTCGCAATCTTACTTCTTTCCCTCTTTATTACGGTAGTGGGCGTTCTATCGCTCCTCATCAGATAAAGGCAGGAGAAGAGTTAGTAAGGAAGGGCGGTATAGCGCTTATACTAATACGACGAGAAGAGTTTAGGAATAAGAAAGTGTGGGCTATAACACCAGCGCAAGCGAAGTATTGGTATAGCAAAAAATGGAAAGGTAAGTCAGTGAAGTGGGAATGGATAGAGAAGCACGGAATAAGCGTAGACAGATTGAAAGCGCCACTGAGATGGAACTTACAAAAACTATATGAGAAACTTATATGATATGGCTGTAATAGTCGCGTGCTATGATTGCGGAAGAAAGCTAACTATGATTGAGAAAGACGAATATAAAGGATACTGCGCTATATGCAGTATTTTCCCATGCAGATAAAGAAGCCTATGATAAAATTTGAAGTGCCGCGCGAAGACCAGATAGCGCCTCCATGCGTAGAGGCGCCTGAGAAATCATTTAAGAAAGCTAAGTCTATGTATTCCAAACCCATGTGGCATAACTGCAACAAATGTAGGGCACACTACGCAAGCGACGCACCACACCTCAGGGCCTATGTATGTGAGAAATGCTGGAAGAGTATGCCTCACTATCGCACAACTAAGAAGATGAAGCCTGTGCAAAACTGGCCGCTAGATTATATACTACTATACATACTGGGTTGCTCTTTATGTCTATTGACTATCGCTTACTACCTATGGGTGGACTAATGAAAAAACACAAAGCAACGAGATATATACTTAAGCACTTTAAGTTCCCTGTATCTATACTTTACAGCGACCCTAAAGAATCTTTACCGAAAGCAATAAAACTGCTTTTAAAAGATATGGAAGAGAACGGAATGGATAGGTGGAATGTAGAGGAGATAACGGAAGAGTGGGGCTTAGGCGAACAACCTAAACCTATAAATCTTAATCCAGAGGAGAACTTTGAAGTATGATAGAAGGTATAAAACTAACTCAGGATGCCGCCATTCATCTAGCGCGAGAGATAAGTTTACAAGAAGGATATAGTGCTGTTCGTGTTGAAGTTGAGGGAGGAGGGTGTAGCGGCTATCGCTATAATCTGAGCTTGGACACTAAACCACGCCCCGGCGATGATATAAGTGAGCATCACGGAGTAAAGCTTTACTATAATGCTATACTCTTCAAGCCGCTGCTTGATGGTATGACTATTGATTTTGATGAGAGCCTTATGGGTGGCTTCAAGTTTATAAATCCTAACGCTACTGCTAGTTGTGGTTGCGGGGAGTCTTTTGGAACATGACTATACTTGACCCTGACCTTGATAACGAACACGGAGAGAATGATGACTCCTTCGCTCGTATAGATGGCTGGTGGTTCTATATCAAGAGCTTCCTATTCAATCCATACACCATATTTAACCCTAAGAAAGAAGAGGATACTTATGAACCAGAGTTCTAGAGATATGAAGGGAGCGAAACCTTTAAATAGGTGGTAGCTGTTGTTAGATTAGAGTTGATAGAATGTCAATGAGAACAGAAATATTTGAGAGGGTCTTCAAAGCGGCGGAACATTTCCAAAGCACTGGAAACCACAAGCAAGTGAGCTTTAGGTATAACCCTGAAGTGAGAACAGAGTTTGACTTCTCTACGTGGAAGCACGATAGGGATAGTGACTCTGTGAGGAATATCCTAGTAGAGGATGTAAGAGTATCTAGTGAAGGTATGGTATACGCAGTAGGAATAGATAATAGGTATAACCTTAAACAGTTCTCTACGCAGCATCCACAACACGTTAGAGCCTACCGTATAGACCGTATGGTGATTTAATGAAGCAGATAAGCACAATTAAAACTATAGACCAATATAAGCGTGTATATATACCTGACTCTATCTTGGAAGAGATGGGAGTAGAGGTAGGTAGCAACGTTGTCTGGATGCAATGTGAAGATGACGGACACTTCGCTCTTAAGAAGGCTCTCGTAGAGATAGTCGATTAAGTATGGGTAAGTTGCTCGACGGCTTCATAGCACAATATGATGACGAAGATTCCACCATATCTCTTAAAGACTTAATGTCTGAAGAAGAGCTTGTAGAGTGGGAACTAATGGTCAAAGTAATGAATGAGTTAGAGATAGCGGCGATTGGCCCTAACCTGAGAAAGATAGCCAAGTTCTATAAGCTTGAGCGGTGGCAAGAGATGTCAATCTTAGCCTTAGTAAAGGTAATGGAAATGATGCTATCCAACGCTAAAGATAGGATGGATGAAGTTGCAGGAAGGATGGAAGCTTTAGATAAGATGAACATGGAAATAGACAACAGTGATAGGATGTTCGGATGAGTGTAAAAGATGCTAAGGCAATAGCCATTATATCTGCTTCCGGAGGAGCCGGCATAGGAATGATTATAGCTTCCTTTATATATGGAGGGTGTGCATGAGTTTGGCTCACTTCTGTAAGATATGCAAGAGGCGTATGGTTCCCCATCCCACGGTTCTATGTAAAAAATGTCGTCGTTTGGCTGACCACTTTGATACAGGACAAAAGAAACTCATGCTAGAGATGGCAGATGACCTTGTGACAAAAATACGAAAACGAGAGGATAAAGAATGACACGCCATCGCTCCCCCCGCTCTACCTCTAAGTTTGAAGAGAAAGTAGCAAAGGAAGCTTCCGACTACTTTGATGCTCTGGTGCGCGATAGGACGTGGCTTTCATATTGGGAGCACGGTAAGCCTCCTAAGCATCAACAGAAGAGAGCGCCCGTATGGATAGAACGCACGCGCGGGCATACATCTCTTTGTCGCGTATGCGCGGAGAGGATAACGAAAGGCACTATGAGGTTTGGGACAAATGCTCCCAACCCGTATGGCTGGCAAGCATACTATTGGCACCCCGCTTGCTTCACATCACAGGTGCTTAAAGAGTTTTCTTATGCAGAAGAGCTAGAGAAAGGAGTAACGGACGATGAATGAAAGATGGGAAGCCTTTGACCGTATATGGGCTAAAGGAAAGAACGGTAAGATGCGTATGCGTCTAATGGAGAAGGTTAAGATACGAGATTTGGC